CCTTTCATATCGGACCAATCTTTATTGGGGATTCTTAACAAGCGAAATAGCGCGCCATTAATAATCGTGTCGCGGTAATCATTCATTACGTCGTTGTCGCACGACGTGCTGGTGTGTGTAGGTCGTAGAACTGCACGAACAATTGTGCTGCCTACGATGGTCACACTAGGAATTGGCGCTAATATAAAAGTAGCCGAGTTCTGTTGGATAAAGTATTCGGGCACGCCAGAGTCTTCACGCCACTTGGGCAGCCTTTGCTCAAGCAACGTGGTGGTCGTTGGCTCTAGGTCTTTACCTTGATGCGTTGCCCATAGGATCTTCCTAACGGATGTTCCCGAAGGTGGCTCAAGGTCGTATTCGAACAGGCCAGAGACTGTGGTTACAGGATCTAACTCTGCTTGGTAGACGCTTGCTTTATCACAAAGCTCTACGACTGCTGCTCGAATATTGTTTTCGATCAGTGTGTCGGGACAGCCTGGGACCATAGGTAAGATCTCAGGTAGTAACGACTCATAGGTAATCGCCATGCGTTACACCATTTGTGGTTGAACTTGTTGTCTACGTTCCATATTTGGGTTTGTGATCGCGTCTATCTGACCTTTGCCCGTTACTGAAGCAGTAAACAGCTGGAAATGGCTCGAGGCGCGCTGCTGGTTACCAGCATATTCAGCGTCTTTCATGTAAGCCATGTACAGCACGTAGTTCAAAACGGCGTTAGCGAATATATCGGGAATCGATAAATTATCTGACTGGGCAACAGTGGCTGGGTTGGAGCTGTAAACAATTTCTAAGAAAGCGTTGCCATCAACACCAGGATAGACGTAGAAGTTTCTTGGGTTTTGCTCCTCATACACGTAGTGCTTAACAATATTAGTGTGGGCTGCATCACCAGATACTGATGGGTCGTGCCAGTCTGGGGTTTGTCCGTTAAGAACTTCTGCATCTACAAGCCGTACCGAGCGCTTACCTGTGCCGTTAGAGGCTGCAGACATATTGCGTATTACCTTGAGCAAGCGATTACCGCCTGACGGGATCTCTTGCTTAGTACCGTCTACCAAAGTAATAGTAGTGTTTGTTGCACTAGCATCAGGCTTTAGTAAAGCAATCTCTCGCTGCGCATCATTAATCCACAAAACCAACTCGCCGACTACTGGCCATCTAACGCCTGTAGTGTCTTGAAGTACTGTTTGCGCTCTGTCAATAACGCTTTGAACTGTGACTGCCATGATATTTACCTATGAGTTGAGTGCTATTTCCCAAGCTGCTTCTCGATCTTCACTTCTCACAGTGCGACCTAGCATCTTGTTCACGACGGCTGCTTTCGGCGTACCATCGTTCTTAAATGAGTTTGGATCAGCTTCCTCGATTAGTTTTTGTAGTGCTTCGACTAGTCCCTCGTCGATCTGTACAGAATCCTGTACATCGGTTATTTCTTCGAACACTGCTTCTTCAGCATTTTGTTCTTCGACATATTTGTCGTTGTATTCTTTCGCGCCCATCTGTATTGCTATTAGGCCAACTTCTTCTGCGATTTCACGGGGTACACCGGCTTCAAACAACACGACGGTGCCACCAAGGGTCGTCACTCGTAATGACTCACTGCTTACAATCTTCATGATTAGTTCCTGTAGTAATTAATAAGGCTTCTTAATTTTAGGCTTAGACTTAGTAACGCCTTTTGCTGCACGCCTTTTCTCGTTAAGGTACTGAGTCAGAGTCTGGCCCTTCTTTAAATCAGTCTTAAACACAGCTGCCTTCTTCTTACCGTCTTTACCAATATAGTTCGCGAAGCCAGCTTTCTTCGCAGCGGCGGCAGACTTGTAGTCTTTCCAGGTAGCGCGCTTTGGTGCTGCTTGGTTTGACTTAGCCCTTGACGGTGCCTTTGGCACGCTAGTCGTAGCTTTAGCTGCTGCCGTTTTTGTCTTATTGGCAGAAGTAGTAACTCTTTGGTTGTTGTCGAGTTTCTTCGCGGCGTTGTTAGTTTTTCTAAGGTTTACACCAGCGCCGACAGTTTTTTTGTCTTGCGCTTTAAAATTACCAGTTGATACTTTTGGCTTGGGCTTTTTAGTTTTGGCCACTTGCGCTGCACGAGCTGCGTCCATCTTCTTTTTACGGACCGCGCCATCAGCCGCTTCTTTCTTCCGCTTAGCCGCTATCTTTGCCCTGCGATCTGCTGATCGCTTTTTTGCTGCAGCGGAACGCCCTGTTGCGGGTTTATCTTTCTTCTTCTTAAAGAAACCAAACATCTATATACCTATATAGTAAAAGCCCCCTCCGAAGAGGGGGCGGTTGTCTTACTGTGCGGAGTCTAGAGCGATGACGCCGAAGTCCTGTACAGAGCCACTGATGTCGCTGTTGTACTTAGGCTTACGGAGACCAAAGATCTTGCCAACGCTGATACCAGACTGGTTGCCATAGTCGAAAGTATCTTCAACCATTTCAGGCAGACCGATGTCAGCCAAAGCCAGAGCCTGAGCACCACAGAACAGAGCACGTCCGCCAACTACGTCAGCATCAGCACCCCACTTGTAGCCAGCTGCGCCAGCGTTAGATGAAGTACCAGTAGTAGCGCCAGAAGTGTTAAACACATGGCGGAACTCGTGGATCATTACACCGTCAACCATCAGGCTAGAAGAACCAGCGAACAAGCTGTTGCTTGATCCGCGTACGCCAGCGTTACGAACGTTAGCGATGAAGTCAGAATCTAACTTCAGGTCAGCCATTTGCTGTGGAGTAACAAACATGTGGAAAGTTTCCTGGTTACCAGCACCACGAATACCACGGATGTAGTTATCTTTAGCAAATGCTTTCAGGTTTACGATGTGCTTGTAGCCGATCTTGTCAGATGCAGTTACAGCAGTAGTATCACCGGCAGACAGGTTTGCACCGTTGATTCGCAGGTGACGATCTGAAGTAGGAGCAGATACGTCTGAAGCGAACTCAAGGTCAACCAACTCGTGTCCAGCTGTACCAGAAGTGGTACGCAGACCGCCGTTGTTTTTGTGAGTGTATGCAACACCAGACATAGACAAGAATGCCAACTGGTCACAACGGTCAGCCATTGCATAAGCAAGAGCGTCGCGTGATTGCTCACGGAAGTTAACTACAGTCTTCTGGTCGGTCATACGGCCAGCGATGCGGTTAGC